GCAGTAGGATGTATCCGACAAGCGAAACCCCTAGACTACCGTGAAAGTTATGACAAAATCCCAGATCGATACTAGCCAAAATGAAAATCAGCTTTTAAAACCAAAAAAGCTGGAAAAAAAATTCGGGTATTTTTCTGTTCTACAGGGTCAGCTAATGGATCTTCCCATTTCTGATGTCTATAAACCGAAAAGAGATACCTACACAAAAGAAGAGGTCGATGAACTCATTAAATACGCCATAGATGAGGCGAGAAAGATTGATGAGGCATCAATGTCAAAACATAATCGTGATGCCACTGTTATCAGTATGATACTTGGTTTTACTACTCTGGCATTGTTTGTAGACGGTTTATTACGTTTATTAGGTATAATACCTCCATTCATGGAAGTAGATATCAACTTATTAGACAAAATCGTAGATAGAGTCGAAGTTGACGTTATAGAGAAACTAAGACAGGTGCCAATCCAGAAATTATTCAACAGATGAGTGATACTGCAACTTTCATATATGGAATATTCTTTTTTGTTGTAGCAGGAGCTTCATTTGCTTTTATGTGGAGGTCAATGACATTCACATTTACTGAATTAAATAAACCAATTAAAAGGAACGTCCATCCAGAGATGGAGGAAGTTCAGTCTGGCGATGAATTATTAGTTTTCAGACCAGAGGACGACGATGAAGATGATGTTATTATTATTAGAAAATGAGCAAAATTGAATTTTCCTTAAAACTACTTCGTGGAGAAATTAAAAAAATCATAAACGAAGTTCTTGACGAGCGTGAATTAAAGAAAAAGATGAAAGGACCATATGACGTACCAGAGGAGGCGTGGCCACATGAAGATTAGAACTATTGGAGATAGATGTCTTAGAGTTAAGTCAGAAGAGGTGGAGTTTGATAAAGAAAGAATAGAAAAGTTGTATAAAGACATGTGTGATACCATGTGGGAGGCAGACGGTATCGGTCTAGCTGCACCACAGGTGGGTATAAACGAAAGAATCATAATTATAGATGAAACTACAGAAGAACATGGTAGATATGCTCATTTAATGGTAAATCCCAAAATAACTTGGAAAAGTGAAGAAAAAGTGTTATTTGAAGAGGGTTGTTTGAGTATTCCAGATCAAAAAGGAGAGGTTTTACGCCCAAAAGAGATAAAGTTGACATTTCAGAATAAAGATGGTAAATATAAGAAATGGAAATTAGACGGCATTGCTGCCAGAGTGGTTCAACATGAAGTTGACCACCTAGACGGTATTTTATTTGTAGATTATCTCAATGATAAAAAAGATAAAAAGTCTGTTGAGTAGACTTTTCAAGAAAAAACATGAATTAAACAATACTCCTTTCAAATGGGATAATGAATATTCTTTTCATCCCGCTGGACAAAAGGACAAAACTGATGTAAAATGAAATTATGACTACAACCACATTTTCTAAAAGAATCAAGAAAGACACTTCTAAATCTCACTCAATGGCAGAGAACACAGGGTTCGTTACGAACTTTCTCGCTGGTGTGGTAAGTAAGGAGAGTTATAAACAATTGATTGCAGACTTTTTCTTCATATACACTGCTCTTGAAGAACAAGTAGATAAATTCAAAGATGACCCCTTAATTAGTAAGATAGGGTTTGAGGAATTAAGGCGTGTTCCATCTCTCGAACTAGATTGTGCATATTATTGGGGTGAAAACTGGAGAAGTATCATTACTCCTACAGACGCTTGTAAGAATTATATTACTCGTGTCAAAAAAATCAGTCCTAAATTCTTAGTGGGTCATCATTATACAAGATATCTTGGTGATCTGTCTGGTGGTCAAATTCTAAAGAATATTGCTGACAAAGCAATGGGTTTGAATGGTCAAGGTCTTGCATTTTACGATTTTGCAGATATACCTGACGCTAAAAACTTCAAAACTAAGTATAGAACTGCTTTAGATGATCTTCCAATTACCGAGGCTGATGGTGATTTAATTATTGAAGAAGCAAATTACGCTTTCAAATTAAATATGGACGTTTTTGATGAAATTGGATCAAAAAAGAGATTCCCTATAATATCAACTATCAGAGGACTCCTACAACTCACATGGGGAGCAATTAAATCTAAAAAATGACTTTAGCCGATTTTCTACTATTTTCGTGTATCCCTTTCGTAGGACTTACTCTGCTTTTTGGTAAAAAAGGCGGATTTTACGATTCTGACGATTATAAGGGCGACGGATGTGCTCATGATGTAAAAAGATGACAGTTTTCTGGATTATTACACTCAATCTAATTCTTTATGTTATTTTGAGGGTTCATTTGGTTCACAAATTTCGTACTTCTTACCGTATCTTCCTACAGGACGCTGATGGTAATAAACAAACACTGGAACATACCATACAGTATCTCCTAGAGCAAACTGATGTGCAAAATAAGAAAATTGCTTATCTTTGCGAAGAAATGGAAAAACAGTGGCTATCTATAGAACAAATTAAGATAGTTACAGGAGCAGATAAATTTTGCACCACAAGACCATCACAAGATTGTAACACCTATGAATGACAAACTAAAGATCGACGAGCATGAATCTCAGGATCAAAAATGGAATCGTGGACTTGATATATTCATCGAGTCTGTTCATCAACCAGACCCAAAATTAAGGTCATGTGCCCATAATCAGGGATGTTATAATGAACTCATGTGGGTTCGTGAGCATGTATTAGATTACTTGCATACTCTTAGAAGATGAATTTACTTGAAAAACAACTTTTGATGGTCAGAAAGTTAAGAGAATCTTTAAGTCATGAAACCCAAGCGTATTTTTACTTATCTCCAGTGTTAAATAGTAAAGCAATAATACGAAAAAAAGATACATGTGTGTTGAATCCCAAAGAAAAGTGGCAAAGAGGTTAATAAAAGTTGCAAAAAAATCACCTGACCTCTATACTAAAGAAGACGTACTCTACGCCAAACTTATTAAAAAAGCGAACAAAAAATCAAAAAATGAAAATCTTTCTTGATACTGCCGTATTTGAAGACATTGAAAAAGCAAATCAAACTGGTCTTATTGACGGTGTGACAACAAATCCATCACTAATACTCAAAAGTGGTGGTGATCCAGTAGAAACAATAAAGAAAATATCTGGTGAATTTCCATTCTTTGAGTCTATATCCGCAGAAGTAGTTGCAGATGAAGCGCTTGAAATGGTAGAACAAGCACAGGCATTTAAAAATTTAGAGAATGTTACTATCAAAGTCCCATTGACAGTAGAGGGTCTAAAAGCATGTAAGATGTTGACATCTGATGGATTTACTGTAAATGTCACTCTATGTTTTTCAGTTGCACAAGCAATACTCGCATCAAAGGCAGGAGCTACATATATTTCACCATTTGTAGGAAGAGTTGATGATAATTCATTCGATGGTTTAGGTCTAGTTGGAGACATTGCGAAACTATATAGAGAACACCTATCAAGAACTCAGGTTCTTGCTGCATCACTTAGAAATGTGAAAGATGTTGCAGATTGTTTCTCAGTAGGAGCGGACGTTGTTACCATGCCCCCTGCTATATTTGGCAAGATGTACAACCACATTCTAACCGACAAGGGATTACAATTATTCCAAGACGATTGGAACTCAATTAAGAAAGACTAATGGCACTATCAGAACAAACTTTAGAAAGTCTCAGGAAGGCAGAAGTCCATCTTCGTGACGCACTTGCGTTTGCAGCAAGAGTAGAGAAACCCTATGTTGTAAGAGAACTAGGTGGTATTATTTCACATCTTGACAATATTCAAGGAACTGAGACTTTATTTGATAAAATGGATACGGTCATCAAGAGAGTTCAAAAGGAACAAGAGACGGATGAATGATTATCGATACAGTAATGAACGAATGGCAATACGCCAACAAGCATTTCTTTCTTTAAAACAATTCAACACTCTCGAAAATGTCCGTAACCTCTACGAATTCTGCCACATCTGGGTATCGCAAGGCAAAAGAGACACTAAAGGAATCGAAGACGATTTTCTTAGATACTGCCAGAACCGTAACAATCCGTGAAGGTTCGATAGTAAGAGTACCCGAAGTTTTAGGTGGTAAACCACTAGAAGGTCGGGTTCTTTTTGTAAGTGCTGAAGGACCACAAAGAGGTCTAGATGGTAGAAAACTATCCGAATATTTTACAGTATGCTATAATGAAAAAACACTCGGAGCTTTATGTGTATATAAACGTGACTGGCATACAATAGAAGTAATTAGGTATTAATTATGTTTACAATCTATGGAAAAGAAAAATGCCCTATGTGTTATAAGGTGAAAACTGTATTTGACATGTTGGGTAGACCTTATGTATATAAGGAACTAGACAAAGACTATACCGCAGAAGAATTTGAACTCAAATTCCCAGATGTCATTGATTTGCCTCAAGTAATGATGGATGATAAAGTTATTGGTGATGCAAACCAAACCTTAAAATATTTGAAAGAACATAGGGTTTACACTAATGATACCTAGCGACATGGACATAAATAAGGGCATAGAACTTATACTCAGAGGAGAGAAACAACCAAAGTTAAAACAAACACCAAAGTTCTTCGATATAAAACTGACTCTCTTTGGTAGAGAATTTAGACTATCGTTGGACATTAAAAAGAAAACCAGCAACTAGGAGCCATCATGGACACTACAGTACTTCTTGTAATATTCAGCATATTATGCTTTACATTTTTGATATTAGGTGGTATAATTGGCTGGTTGGCACAACAGAACAACTATATTCGGATGCAAAACTCTGGAATAGCAACTGCAACATATCATCCTGAGATGTATGATGAAAATGGGAATTTACTTCCCGATGAAATAATAGCCTTGAGGTTTGAAAACAATGACGACAGCGAAGAAGACGACGACGAGGAAGGCTAAGACCACTCGTAAGAAGTCTACTACAACAAGAAAACCAAGGACAGTAACAGTTAAGAAGAAAGAACTGCCTGCAAATCCTATGGTTCATGAACTCTTAGAAGCAGTTGATTCTGAAAGAGTAAAATCCAAAAAATTGGACATTCTCCGCACTCATGGAGAGGATTCTTTCAAAATGACTATGATATGGAATTTTGATGAATCTGTAATCTCTATGTTACCAGAGGGACCTGTACCATATCAACCTGTAGAAGGTGATGTACAGGCATCCAAAGATCAGGGTGTCCCTCAAAGAACAACTATTCGTAATTCTGCAAGACAGTTCTATCGTTTTATAAAAGGTGGCGATGACGCTTTGAATAAAATCAAAAGAGAGAGTATATTCATTAATATTCTCCAGACACTACCTCAACCAGAGGCGGAAATTCTTGTTCTTGTGAAAGACAAAGCACTCAATACCAAATACAATATCACTAAGGAATTAGTGGCAGAAGCATATCCAGAAATCACATGGGGGAATAGAAGTTGAAAATCATCCACGAAAAGTGCGATCCCAAACTAGCAGACAACCCGAAATTGCCTTACACGGCATATCTTGTAGAGTATGTTGAAGATGATAAAACATACTATGACATTGCTTTATGTCAAAAACAGGTGGAAATGTTCGACCATTACTATGACAAATACAAGAAAGGTCTAAAAGGTTGGAAACAATCTAATGGTAAAATATCCCCAAAACTATGGGATGAGGACATGCTTAATCCTGACAAGAAAAAAGCAGCTGCTAAGAAACCTAACCAGAAACGTAAATGAATGATTTTTTAGATAATCTTGGAGCGAATCAGTACCAAAAAATGCACAAAACCTCAAGGAAAATGATTAATCCAATAAGTGTTGTGAAAAATACTAGAATGAGTTACAACAGATTCTTAGATAAGAATGTAAAAGAAGTAGAGGTTCAGTTTAAAAATGAAGATCCTGCTTGGATTCCCTATGATACTTTGTTATCAATGATGGAATGGGAACTGGAGGTAAAACGTGGCTGACAAAGGTAAAGTAGAAATAAACAAAGAAGAATACGATAAGGTTTTAAAAAAGTACAAGAAGATCAAAAAGTATATGAAATCTAATATATTTCAGATCAAAATGATGGATGGAACTGAACAATTAGTCACAGAACTAACTAAAGAAGCTAATGAAATTGAAAATAATTGATGATTTTCTAAAACCAAAAGACTTTGATATCCTCCAAAATACCTTGTTGGAGGATTCTTCGTTTCAATGGCAGTTCGGTAAAGGTGTGAATACACCTGACGACGGATATTATCAATTTTGTCATGTATTTTATGCACAGTTTGAACCTAGAAGTGCTTTCTTCTACAATCTCATGCCTATCATAAATGAGTTGGAACCTGTCTCAATCGTCAGGATCAAGGCTAATCTAAATATGAGAACACCAGAGAGACAAGAGTATGAACTTCACACAGACGTTGACGATTGTATCACTTCCATCTACTATGTAAATAGTAATGATGGTTACACTCGATTTGAAGATGGCACAAAGGTTGACAGTGTGGCGAATCGCATGGTAGTATTTAATTCAAATACCTTACACGCTGGTTCCTCTCCAACTGATGAACTTCGTAGGTGTGTAATCAACTTTAATTATTTTATTTGATATGGACAAGAACCACTTAAAACTTATCATTAAGAACTTGAAAATGGTTATTGAAGAATTAGAGTCAGAAGTATATTCTGATCCTAGTTCATATACAATACTCGAAGGTGGTCATGGCCGCACAGTAGGGTATGGCGATCAAGAAGAACTTTAATGGACGTAAAACTAGTAAGTATCACACCTGATGCAGAAAAGACTATGGCACATATCGCCAGAGTATCTAATCCTGCCAATCAAGACAACGAAAAGTTTGCTGGACTTCTCAAATATTGTATCAAACATAATCACTGGTCAGTATTTGAACAGTCTAGTATGACTCTGGAGATAGAGACAACTCGTGCTATTGCTGCACAAATACTCCGTCACAGGTCATTTACATTTCAAGAGTTTAGTCAACGTTACGCTGATAGCACACAACTAGGAACTATTCCTATTCCTAAACTTAGGAAACAAGATTTAAAGAATCGTCAAAACTCTACAGACGATCTTGACGAGTTTGTCAAACAGAAGTTAGAATT